TTTATCACCAGAACACGCAAAGGTTTGTGTTCCTGCAGTAGAGTCCTCTTTTTCGTAAGAAACGAGGGTCTTACTCCACTCAACAGAGGTCGGTAGCACTTGTTCTAACGCACTACAATCCTCTAGGGAACATTCTTGGTATGGAGCCTGACGATAGGAGTGATCCGAATGTGGCAAGAAAGAAATACCACTAATTTCATCAAAATGCCTATATACCCAGGCACCCACTTCCATCCATTCGTTCTCTTTTACTGTGATGGTAATAGAAGGTTTATGTTCGCACCAATGACGTTGGAACGTCAACCAGATCTCTAGATGCTCTATTGCTGTAATATCATTTCTGGTAATAGATCCTGGAGATCGTACAGGAAAGGAAAACACCATAGTGGTGTCTGGTTTCATCACACAAGGTTCGTGTGGAAACTTCATATCCATCATCATTTGACACAATGGATCTTTACGGTCTGCACGGACTGTACGAACATAATAAGAACTATGGCGAGGATGAATGCCAGATGCAGAATCTGTTAGTTGCGAAACAGTACCACTTGGTTTTACGCAAGTAATAGCAGCTGCTGGATTGATTCCTATCTTCTTTGCCCAGTCCTTATTTACATCTATCGATACTTTTCGCAGTTTGGTCAGAACCTCTTCTGTGTTTTTATTGTTGGCACGTAACATTTCATTATCAAGAATTCCAGTCAAAGATACACCCAAAAGAGCTTCTTCTTGACAATTCTTTTTGAACTCTGAGGAGAGATAAGGAAAATGGGTGAGACTTGCCTGCCATGTTCCGAGAATGGTCGCTAACTTTACTTTTCGTTCTAAAGTTTCTGCAGTATCCGTTGCACGAACAATAACTTCCGTGAGATTACAGAATTCACGATCACGAAGAATAATTTCAGAACATGGGTTCACACCGAACTCATAATCAGGATCTCTTCGATCTCCCAATTTTGCAACAGTGCGCTTGCATGCATCTCGGTTAAAGATACCTCGTTCTCCACTCTTAGACTTATAGAGCGAAATCCATTCTTCCATAAAGACACCAATGTCTGGTTTCTCCTTATATGCAACACTATTATTTGCAAGTGCTCTTTGTGGGTTTGCTTCCCACCATTGTCCCACCTTTGCATCTCGCATCTTCTCGTCTGTGAGATTAGATAGAGAAATCAGTGCAGAACGTCTTACACCTCCAACGACGACAACTTCAGCAACTTTGCATACAAGATCGTGACACTCGATGGATGTAAGTTTCCTACCTGCGGCCCTCTTAAAAGTATCAGAGGTGAACTTGAACAAATCATCGAGCGGTGCCGGGCCAGATGCTCTACCACCGAAGGTCTTAAGTCTTGCTCCTGCAGGTCGTATCTTTTTAAGGTTCCATTTCGGTATTTGACCAGCAATAAGTAACGAGATGAGTTCTTTGTAAGATTTGGCCCAACCGGCCTTTGAATCCTCAACAACGATCTCAGTTTCCGTTGCAGAAAAATTTTCAGCGATAGTAGGAAGTTTCTCCACATATTGTCTCTCCACAGAAAATCCTACGCCTGTACCACACATAAGGACGTAGAGTATTTCATCAAAGGCACGAACTCTATTTACTGCAATATAACTACAATTATATCCTGCAACATTATCACGACTCAATGCTTCTCCAGCGGTCATCAATGATCGCATTGAAGGCATAATTTCCAAATTCAATACTGCATCTTCTAATTCACCCCTCAGTTGTTTAGATAGAATATACTCTTGAGATTCTTTGAGATGATTCTCAAAGAAGTCAAAATATCTAGTAACAGTTTCATTCCAAGTTTCTCGCCTCTTCTCTGATTCTATCCAACGAGAATAACGAGAAAGGTGAATGAATTGTTGGTAGAGGGACGGTAATTGTGTTTCTTTTTTCATAATGAAGGTACTATATTTATACTTGTTCGGTCAGACAAAACCAAGATTCCTCAAAAAGTTCTTCTAATATTTTTCCTATTGCAGATGCATATTCTCTAATTTCCCATTGTGCATGAGGATCTATTCTTTGCTTGTAAAAACGAGCATACGCTGCGAGAGAACCAGTCCACCACCATTCAGTATATGTTCCTTGTGGCAAAATAAATCGTGCCTGTTCTGGTGCTATCTCATTTGCAATTAAATCGTTATATACTTCAAGACATTTAGAAGCGGCACGAAAATATGCTTCTTTGGATAATTCTTTTTTAGATCCATCAGGCATAAAATCTTCACTTCCCTGTTTAGCGCCTTGTGTTGGTGATGTTCTCCAATTTGGCGTATAAAATTCAGGTTCAAAGGTAACATATCTACGAGAAATTTCATTCTCTACAAATCCTTGTTTGTGTTTAAAGAATTGTGTACGAATAGAAATTGGTGCCTTTATTCTTAATGTAATTTGTGGATGTGCAAAAGGTGTCCAATGATTGTGTTTTGCTAGATATTTAATAAGATTAAAATCCTTATCTGAAACCATTGCGCCAGGAACTGTTTTCTTATTAAAGGATACTCTGGCAGCATCAACAACAGTCAAATCTGATCCCATGTGGTTAACATATTCTACAAATCCAACATCCAAAACCGAAATTTTATTTACATAATCACTCATAATATTCCTTTCTAACAACGTTTCCAATCATTAAATGCCAACTGTGCTTTCAATCCTATACAACTATTATTCTTTATCACATCTACAGTTTTCTCTATATCTGTATTCAACACCATATCATTGATATCTTTTTCCTTTATTGATCTGGGCCATACACATACGGTATATCCCATATCTATTAAGTCTTTTTGTATACCTGTAGTATCCCTGTTTCTAGGTTCATTGTCAAGAACAAAACAAGCATTTTTATATTGTTTTGCTACTTCCATAAATGAAGAACTGCCAAGACATGCTATACAATTTGGCAAAAACATACTGTCGAGTGGCCCTTCTACTACATAGATCTGTTTGCTAGTATCTATTCGATCTATTCCAAAAATCAACTTCTCATCTTCATTCTTTCGTAGTGTAATATATTTTGGTGCCTTTTTATCTAAAGTAGTAGGAAGAACTCTTCCTTGCGCTCCGATTATATCTCCTTCTATATTCCTGATTAGAATAATTATTCTAGGTTCTTGTTTTAGAATATAGGTGGTATTAAACTGTTTAGAAAATACACTAAAATCTTCTGTATATCCAATATCACACCATCTATCCTTTGGTATTTTTCTATCCACAATAAACTGAGAACATATATGAGAAGGATCAAGGTTAGTTGATTGTGTGAAATTTGAAATAGAATCAAACTTTATCTGTTGTTTTATAAAAGGATAGGTTACTTCTTCTGCAGGTTTTATGTAATTAGATTTACCATTTTCACCAGAAATATATCGTTCTATCGAATATTCCTTACATAAAGATGGAGAGATACGTTCTAGAATATTATATAAATTATGTCCTATACCACAGTTATGGCATTTAAAAAAGAAATCATTACCTTTTTTATAGAAGTATCCTCTAGCCTTTGATTTACTTTTATCCGAATCTCCACAAAGTGGACAGCGGCAGTTTGCTAAATTATCTTTCTTCCATTTGAATTTTGGAAGAAGACATGAGACCATATTGATGTATTTTTTGTCGATATATGTTGACATTTAGACTGTCCATGACTGGAATTTCTTAGATGATTTCTTTTTGTTATCGTTGAAGAAATCATCTTCTTCATCTCGCTGTTTCTTTGCAGTATCCGTGATGAATGATTGGTCTTCTTTCTTAGCATCAAACAGTTTCATTTTAGCTCTATTTATTCCTAGTATGAATTTTCTATTCTTTACCTTATCATTATATCGATTCTTAAGTTGTTTAACCATGATCTGATTTAGTTCATCCAATTCATCGGTAGCAATCAACGCAAACATAAAATCGGCAGTAGCCGGAAGTCCAAATGACTCGGATGTATTTTCCAAATCCACATCAGTATTAGAATATCCTGCTCTATTGGTCTGTGTTGCTGTAAAGATTGGTACATTATATTCAATTGCTAGTCCACGAATTTCTTCTGCAATCGATTTGATATACTCGTACGAATTTATATTCTTTGCGCCTTTATGTCTAGAAGAAGCACAAATATTCAAATAATCGATAAAGATGATGTCTGGTTTGAATTTCTTTTTAAGTTTCAATTCGTCTAATAGAAATCTAAAATGATTCACATTAGCAGTAGCTGTTGGATATTCCTTGATAATCAATTTTCCAGTAACACTAACCGATGCTGCTTGAATCTTTTTCTCATATACAGATTTTGATAAATCTTTCAAATCATCTAGATTGATATCTAATAAATTTGCATCTATTCGTTCTGCGATACGTTCTTCTGCCATTTCACAAGTAATATACAGTACATTCAGATTTTGCTTTAGACATGAAACTGCATGATGACACAGGAAGAGACTTTTTCCAACTCCAGTTCCTGCCATCACGACATTGAGAGTCTTTGGTGTAATTCCGTCTTTAGTAATCGCATTAAAGTATTCTAAATCAAACGAGATCTTCTTTTCAGTAAGATGATAAAAGTCATATCGCTTTTCATAGTCTTGAATATAATCGTGTCCTACATTAGGATCAAAGGAAACTGCCAATGCTTTGCTTAGTATTTCAGGGATTGCTCCCTTAGCATTGTTAGATTTTCCATCAATGATATTGATGGATTCCATAATAGCATTATATACTGCTTTCTCTCTACAGAAAGATTCAGTCTCTGATGCCAACCATTCTTGGTCTATAGGATCAACATCCTTTGAAATGTTATCAACAATAGTTGATATTTTCTTTATTTCATCATCCGACACGATTTTATTCTTGTCGATAAGAATGAATAAAGCTTCTTTGGTTGGAAGACTGTTATACTTTATAATATAATCACTGATCGTCTCAAAAACAAATCTCTCAGACCGATCCTGAAAATATTCTTTAGTTAAGAATGGAATCACCTTTCTGGAAAAGGTTTCATTTTTAATTAAATTATTAAGTATAATCTGTTCTATGCTATTCATTTTGTAATATTTCCATACCCAGTGCCACGAACAAAATAATGTTCTTCTATCTTTTCAAACCCAAAACATTCTCGTGCATAATCAAGAATGATATTCTTGTCAAACTTATTACAAGAGTAAACATCAAGAGTAATAAATCTTTTGGGTTCCATAGAATGAATTTGAATACCACTTTCTATAAGAGGAACCCAACCACTTACTCCTGCTTTATCGGGATACATTTCATGTCCATTTTTAATTGGACCATGCATTACTACAGGTTGTGACATACGAGTCATACCGATCTTGTCTACTACTCGTTCCAAGAACCTATAATG